GATATAGATATATATATATAATATAAGATAAGAGATATAAAGAATATATGTATTCTACTAAAGCTCCGCTTTACCTCCGCAGAGTACCACTCTACCGGCTATCTCGAACTAGATACACACTACTTAAGAAAAGGTAACTACCCCAGCCATGCCCGCCCCCTCCGACATTAACACCCTAAAACACCAATACCTAGTCCAAGAGACCGGGTTAGACGCGGACTCCGCTCTTGGTGAATTAGAACACGCCTTCTATACTCAAGGTATGGACCCTGACTCTTTTACCGGCAACGCTTTAAAGATTGTCCGAGTTAATGCCGGAGAGACAGGCTTAGAGTATGTAACTGCTACTACTGTTGGTACTTTAGTAGTTATGATACCTGCTGCTTCTCGAACTACGTATTCTTCAGATGTCCTAGGAGAGGGAGCTTGGGTTACTATAGCAAATGCCACTCTTACGGGTGCTGGAGCCTCCCACGCTCTTGTTCTTATTAATAACACCGTTACTCTTGCTGATACAGTAGCTTTAGGTGAAGAGCCTTATCAATACGTTTATTGTCGAAAGAAAGGGTCCTCTGAAGACCCGTTCACTAAGAACACGTATTCTAATATAGACTTTTTCACTATTCAATCTGGAGAAGCAGACTATCGAGCACACGGCTCTTTTGCTATTGTAGAGTGCGGTACTGGTGGCGATGCGGGTAAATTTGATGTTTACTTTGACGTAGATGCTGTTGTAGGGGCAAGTCACCTTGCTACTGTAGACGTAATAGGATACCTAGTCTAACCTTATGGCTAAACTAACTTTAGACGATATTACATCAGGTTACGCCTCTGTAACCGTTATAAACTCTAACAATGCCCTCATAGAAACGGCGTTAGAGAATACACTTTCTAGGGACGGCACCACGCCTAACTCTATGGCTGCTGACCTAGACATGGACTCTAACAAAGTCCTTAATCTAGCTACCCCCACCTCCGGCGCTGACGCCGCTAATAAAGCGTACGTAGATGCTGTAGCTGCTTCTGCTAACGATGGAGATACCTTAGCTGTTCTTCTTGCAGATACAGATGAGGTTACGAACGGCGATGCTCTTGTAGGCGTTCTTTCCCCAGAAACAGGAGCTGTTGCTACTACCCAACACGCTAGAAACCACCTAGCCGTTCTAGTAGCGGACTTTCTTTCTGAAGCTGAAATCCAGCAATCAAAAACCATAGCCGTAGCTTTCGACGCTTCCGCCGCCATTCAAGCGGCTATTGATACCGGAAAAGATGTAGACTTCCGTGGTCTTCGTTGGTTAAAGGCAAACAATCTCACTCAGACTACAGACTTCCAGAACCTTATGTGTTCCGATGGTATCTGTCGTATATCAAAGAACGCTAACGGCGTTCTGTTTGCATCTTCCGGGGATAACGTTATAGTTGATTCTATTCAGTTCCGAGGAGATGCAGCTACACCCGTCTACACGGGAGACAACGTAACATTCTCTGGAGACTTTTGTACTCTGGTTCGAGGTGGTTCTCGATGGGCGTACGGCCGAGCTATAAAGGCTACCGGCACTAACTTCTCTCTTCACGCTTCTACTGATATTATTCAGACAGCAGATGCTACAGCCTCTGGCTACGACATTGAATTAGGAGTCTCGGGTACCGCTACTCTTTATCATCAGATTGAGAACTACATTTCGTCTCAATCAGACGGGGGTATCTTAATGATAGATACTGGGTCTGTTGTAATCTCAGGCGGCCAGTTCGGAAAGCTGACTATACAACGAGGCACAGGTCCAGCGGGCGTGAACGGCGGCATTACTACTGGCGCTCGTATTCTTGGAACTACTGTTATTGAAGCAGCAAGTGCCGTGTTCACCGGGAACCAGTTCTCTAACGTATCCATTACGTTCTCTGCGGATACTTCTGGATGCCGTATGGGATTATCAAACTCGTTCCAAGCGGGCCATACTATCACCAACAACGGCAACGATAATAATTACATTGCTCGTCAAGTATCATCTGGTTCTACTATTGATATCAAGTACGGAGATGATACCTCAACTTGCATAGTATCGTACAGTCCAACTACTACTCCTCTTGTTGGTTTCCCAGATGCTATCTTTATTCCAAACAACAAGAACATTTATGTAAAGGCTACAGATGGCTCTGTTGGCGCTCGCATGGCCTCAAATGCATCTGATAACGTTACGTTCGGTAACGACGTTTCTGCAAAAGTAATCAACGTAAACCAAGTAGGTTTAGGTGATGTCCAACTCGTTACTAACAACGTAGTTCGACTAAAAGCAAACGCCACTGGTATCTATCTAGGCGGAACTACGGCTTTCGATAGCCAAGGAGCAGGTTCTCCTGAAGGAGCTGTAACAGCTCCTGTAGGTTCAACCTATCGACGTACAGATGGTGGAGCTGCAACTTCGTTCTACGTAAAAGAATCGGGCTCTGGTAATACAGGCTGGGTTGGGAAATAACCTAACATGCGTTCGAAATATAAAGATAAAGGCGGACGATATAGAACACTGTCTCTCTTTAAAGAGACCATCCAACCTATGACTAAACGCCAAGGTTATACTCCGTGCTTTACTCTTACCCCAGAAGATAAAGAGGAACTACCATCACTTCACAGACTTTTCGTAGAGGCGGAAGACCCTACTGAGTACAAGTTTGCTCTTGATGTTTTAGGTTCTTGGACACAGTGGCAAATGCTAAAAGAGTGCACGTGGTTCAAGCCTTACTATGAAACTTGGAGACGGGAACTTGATACACGTCTACGTTCAAAAGGCGTAGGTATCTTGAAAGATATAGCGTCATCTGATAAACCGAGTTCTGCCCAAGCTGCTAAGTGGCTAGCTGAAGGTGGATGGGTAACGGATAAGAAAACCGCCGCTAAGAAAGGACGCCCTTCAAAAGAAGATATAGACAATGAATTACGCCGTATGGCAGAAGCCCAATCAGAACTAAATGACGATGCCCTTCGCGTCGGTGCAACAAAGATTGAAGATAAGTCCATTAACTAAAGAACACATTAGGCAAGCGGCAGAATCTGACCTTCTTGCGTTCGCTCGCCTCGTAAATCCTCACAGGGTTTATGGAGCAGTGCACGAAGAGTTATTTCGATGGTGGACTAGAGAATCTGGAAAAGACAACCAACTTGTGCTTCTTCCACGAGACCACCAGAAATCTCACTGCGTAGCAGTACGGGTAGCTTGGGAGATAACTCGTAATCCGGACACAACCGTTCTTTACGTATCCGCTGTCGCAGACCTAGCGGAGAAACAACTTCTAGCAATCAAGAACATTCTTGAATCTAAGAAGTACCGAGACTACTGGCCAGACATGATTAACCCAGACCCTGGTCTTCGAACTCTTTGGAACGTAGCGGAGATTTCAGTTGACCACCCAAAGAGAAAACTCGAAGGTATCCGAGACCCTACCGTTAAGGCGTGTGGTCTTACAACGAATTTTACAGGCTTCCATGCTAATGTGGTTGTTCTGGACGATGTTGTGGTCCCCGCTAATGCGTACACTGAAGACGGACGTGAGAAAGTTTCGGCTATGTACAGTCAGCTCTCGTCTGTTGAAACTACGGACGCGCGAGAGTGGGTGGTAGGTACTAGATACCACCCTAAAGATTTGTACGGTACCTTGATTGAAATGGTAGAAGAGACGTACGATACGGACGGAAACGTATCTGACCAACGCCCCGTGTATGAGATTTTCCAAAAGGTTGTAGAAGAAGACGGGCAGTTCCTTTGGCCTCGTCAGATGCGCCGGGACGGCAAGTTCTTTGGATTCGATGAAAACATCCTTGCACGTAAGAAAGCCAAGTACATTGACACAACTCAGTTCTTTGCTCAGTACTACAATAACCCGAACGATTCTAGTGAAGCTCGTATAGACGTATCTAAGTTCCAGTACTACGACCGTCAATTCTTATCTAGAACCGCTGGTACGTGGTTCTATAAAGACAAGCCCCTTAACTTAGTAGCTGCCATAGATTTTGCGTTTAGCCTTTCTAAGAAAGCGGACTACTCGTGCATTGCTGTCATTGGTATAGACCCAGAAGGGTATATTTATGTTCTTGACATAGACCGATTTAAAGAGGGAAAGATATCGGGTTACTTCAAGCACATCCTTGATAGCCACGTTAAGTGGGATTTTAGGAAACTTCGAGCAGAGGTCACGGTGGCGCAGGCGGCTATCGTGAACGAGTTGAAAGACCACATACGTCAACACGGGTTATCTCTTAGTATTGAAGAGCACAGGCCCACTAGACACCAAGGCCACAAAGAAGAGCGTATAGCAGCTATCCTTGAACCTAGGTACGACAACCTCACCATCCTTCACTACAAAGGTGGTAACTGTCAAGTACTAGAGGAAGAGTTGACTCTTGCTCATCCGGCGCACGATGACGTAAAGGACTCTCTTGCAGCGGCTGTTGAGATAGCTATACCTCCAAGGGGTCGCGGTCACAAGATATCAACACAGAATTCAAACGTTATATATCACGAACGTTTTGGCGGAGTAAGGCACTAATACGTGGCACAAGATAAAACTTTAGACATTCAGAACACTATCAACCGCGAGGCCTTAGCTCGTGCGATATCTGACAGGTATGTAACGTGGGATAGTGCCTGGGGAACATGGAAGCGCCGTATGAAAGAGATACGGGATTACGTGTTCGCTACGGATACTACCACTACAACCAACGCACAACTTCCTTGGAAGAACAAGACTACACTTCCTAAGCTTTGCCAGATACGAGATAACTTACACGCTAACTACATGGCAGCACTATTTCCTAACGATGAGTGGTTAAGTTGGGTAGCACAAGATGAGTCTAGTGCGGATAAGGATAAAGCTAATACTATCAAGTCGTACATGAAAAACAAGCTTAACACGGCGCACTTTAGACAAACAGTATCACAGCTTGTGTACGATTATATAGACTACGGTAACGCGTTTGCAGATGTTCGGTTCGTAAAGGAAACGGCAGAGGATGCTCTTGGTGTAAAGAGTACGTCTTTCGTAGGTCCTAAACTAGTTCGAATATCTCCACTAGATATTAGGTTTGATATCACAGCTTCTTCTTTTGAGAACACCCCTAAGATTACAAGACACCTCTTGTCTCTTGGTTCTTTAAAGAAGATGATTGAGACAGAACCAGATAATGTTGTTATGCTTCCAGCTTTGAAGAAAGCGCTTGATACTCGTCTAAACATTAAGTCCTTTCAACCTGCTGATATAGACAAGGCAGCAGGATTCCAAGTAGACGGTTTTGGTTCTCTAGTAGATTACTACAACAGCGGAACTGTAGAAGTCTTGGAATTCGAAGGAGACTTGTATGATTCAAGTACGGACACTCTTCTTACTAATCGTCGTATCCTAGTTCTAGACAGGTCTTACGTATTCTTCAATGGAGTTATTCCATCTTGGATGGGCCAGTCGAACAAGAAGCACGTTGGGTGGAGGCTTCGCCCCGATAACCTCATGGCTATGGGTCCTCTAGAGAACTTAGTTGGTATGCAATACCGTATGGACCACCTTGAGAACTTGAAAGCTGACGTGTTCGACCTTATCGCGCACCCTGTTCTAAAGATAAAAGGATACGTAGAAGACTTTACTTGGCAGCCATTCGAACGTATCTACATGGAAGAGAACGCAGACGTAACCACACTGGTTCCTGATACTACCGCCCTTAATGCTGAGTTCCAGATTGATAAATTACAAAATAAGATGGAGGAGATGGCCGGTGCTCCTAAACAAGCAATGGGCATTCGTACTCCAGGAGAGAAAACAGCCTATGAAGTACAGGTCCTAGAGAATGCTGCTGGACGTATTTTCCAAAACAAAATCACGTATTTCGAGGAACAGTTTCTTGAGCCCCTTCTTAATGGGATGCTGGAGATTGCTCGACGTAATATGGACGGTGACGATACTATTCGTGTCCTTGACTCTGATATTGGTGTCACTCAGTTCATTAAGATAACCAAGGCAGATATAGTATCTAAGGGACGTATTCGCCCTATGGGGGCGCGTCACTTTGCAGAGAAGGCTCGCTTAGTTCAAGAGTTGACTGCTTTCTATAACAGCCCTATTGGGGCAGACCCAACGGTGCAAGTACACATCTCTGGAAAAGGACTTGCAAAGGTTATGGAAGAATCTCTTAACCTTGAACGGTACGGTCTTGTACGAGATAATGTACGTTTGGTTGAACAGTTCGAGACTGAGCAAATGAAAACTACTCTGGCAGCTAGACTACAAGAACAAGTAGTAGCCACAGAGGAAGACAAGAAAGTTAATATGGCAAATCAAATGGAGGGAGTAATGCCAGGTGAGAAAGAGACTACCTAAAGAAACGAAACGAC